CCGTGCGAAGCGTGCCAAGCCCAAGCATGCCGAACATCAGCTCGAACAGAACGCCGTCAAGGGAAGGTAGCGGCGGGGCTTCAATGCCACTAACTGTAAGGCACCACGGCAGCAGCGGGCGCATCAGGAACTCATAACCAAGGCCAGCCACGCACGCATAGCCGGCAAGTGGTCGCCAGCCAGCCTGAAACCCATTCTGACTAGCCGCCTCAACCTTGTTGATTTCAGCCTGCGCCAGATTGATTTGCAGTTGCGCGTCAAGCTCTTTGAATGCGCCCTCCTGCTCCAGTCGCAGAAGATCCAATTGGGCTTTTGCGCGAGCTTCGGGGTCAGGGATCAGCTTATCCAGTAGGCGACTGACTGTTGGGAGAATCGCGGTTGCTGCTGCTAGTAGGCTCATTGCCAATCCCCTGTTGCCATTTGGTTGCTTAATCGCTGCGCCCTGGCCGGTGTCTGGCCTGCCCACTTGCTTTGCAGCATGGCCTTTGCTGCGTCCTGATACTTGCCGGCCTCAATCATCGCCAGGGTATTCTTGAACGCGAGCAGACCAGCAATGCCCATCTGAAACGCCATATTGACCAGCACGCCGCGCCGCGCAGGATCTAGGCGGCTGATCCACGGCAAACGCAACTCCAGTTCTTTGTTGATCAGGCCAAGGCGGTTATTGAAGATGAATGCGGATTCCTCTGGCAGTAGCCCGCCCCCTTTGCGCTTATCGATCAGGATTCCGATGCCGATAGTCCAGAAGCCTAGATGGTCTTGGTAGGCGTGAAGAATCTCGCCCTCGTCGCGCTTTAGCTGGCTGTAGCTGTCTTTAATCATCGCCGCATTACCTCACACTTAAACCCCGTCCGCTTATACGCGAACGCAATCTGCATTAGCTGCCGCCTAGAATTTTCATGAGCTTAGGCCCGAACTCGACTAGGCCAAGAATAAAACCGGCACCACCAACTGCGCCTAGAACCTTGTTAAACCCCTTGGCGACTTGATTCTCAAGTTGCTCAAGTCGCTTATCAATGGCCGGCAATCGCTCCACAGCTATTTCCACCTTAGTCACGCGATGGGGGATTTCACGGTGGGTATCCTCAAGCACGGAGAGCCTATGCCGTACCGTGTGAACTTCCATTTCTAGTGATCCCACTCGCGGCGGAATGCTGTTCATTTCATCGGCCATGCCCGTGCCTTGGCGGTTAGTTCATTTATATATTCGCACGATCTTCCGAACGATGCGCGCTATTCAATCGTGCAACTATCAGATGCAACCGTCTCTTTGATCAAGCTAAACCCTCCCAGGATCGCAGGAGAGTTTAGCATGCAGAGCCTGCAGGGCCGTAGATAAAAGGAGCCTCTGGTTAGAGAGGCTTTAAGGTTAGTGGCATAGACGCCCACCCAGCAGGCCGCATTTCTGCTGGGTGCTGGGTGGGTGGGCTTTAGGCTGATCTACAGTTATTACGACGACCGTCCGACGCCCGACACTTCAATGTAGCAGCGCACGTACTGATTTATCGTGGTCTGAGATGCAAGCTCAACTTCAACCAACGTGTCTGAGACACTTTTCAGCTTACCTGTAACGCTGGCTTTGTCAGCCCCGCCGTCTCCAACTCCAATAGAGGTAACCATAGCGGTAACACCCGTGAGCCCAGAAAAATCTCCAGAAATGTCAACCTGCACTATCACTGAACCTGTTGTGTTGTTCAGTCCGGTTGGGGACACTACAGTGTAACGTCTTGTTTTTTCGTTGAGTAGGTTCGGGTCGTTTGAAAACGTGATATTAACAGGGCCGTTGTATGTTTGAAAACCGCGCTGTTTTGTCAACACTCCAGTAAAGGTATTAAACGCAACATAGGATAACGAAGATTCGTTGTTAAAAACGTTTCGGTCGGCAAAGTAGTTTGTAGTGAGGTAAATCAAGCCATCGGCTGTGAGATTAATCGACCCACTGCTAGGTCCTAAATTAAATGTATTGTTTTCAATACTTGCAAAGTTGCTACACGCAGGCACTTCGCCGGAGGCTATTGCACTGTTAGTGTGAAACACGTTTCCGTGAAGTTTAAATGACGTTGCGACTGACCCTTTATTTGAGATGAATTTGGTCGGGTTCATTAGCTGACCATCGTGTTCTACTTGAACTAGATTATTGCTAATGTTCCCCTTTGTTAAGCTGCCGATACAGATGCCTCCATTAAGAAGCGACTCTTTGATGTAAGGTGTCTCCAACATGGATATGGTATTTCCGCTAAATACTATACCTTCGCCTTCGAGTTGCACTCCACGAAGGCAGTTCAGTATCGTATTCCCTGTAACGGAAATGCCGGTATTTCCTCCCGTACTCATGAAGCCGATCTGAGAGTCTGACAGCACATTCCCGAAGACCGCTCCGTTTATGTTTATATCAGATACTCCACCCGATGGCTCGCAATCAATACATGCCGCTGGGTCTGTGCGCTTGATACCTGCAATGTTGTTGTGGGAGATAACGAAGTTTTCGACCCCCTCAATAGATATTCCTTGTCTCCCGCAATTACGTATTTTGCACCCTGATATAAGTAGTCCTTCCACCCTGCCAGGGATATAGTCTGCAGGCATCGCAGCTGCATTTGTAGACCCAGACTTAAAGCTAATTATGTCTATCCCATCTCCCCACATATCTCTAATCACGCCACCTAGTATCTTCAGGTTATAGCAGGTAATTAGGAAAATGCCATGTCCCCACTCTCCATTCGTACCAGTATGACCTAATAAATCGCCTGTCAGACGGGGGTTCAGCAATGTCAAGTCGCGGATATTGTATCCCTGAATACAGGAATAGGCACCAGATGCATTAGGGATAACTAGTAACTCACCGTCTCCAACAAACTCAATCGTCTGATAATCTAGCGGTATCAGGCCTCCGTAAGACTGGAATATTGCGTTTTCGGTTGCGTCAATCCAGTAGGGCTCATCAATGATTATGTGGGCTCCGCGTCCTGCCATGTCTATGCAAGACTGCAATCTTGATAGCTGGCTGACTCCCGGCATAGCTGGCTCTGGGCCAAACCATCGCGCATAGTATGGGCCGGAAACAACGCGCTCTGCATAAAGGCTCGCTGATAGCGCTATGTAAATACCCTCGTATGGATCAGCAGGAGCTACTCCGCTCTTAACTACGAACTCCCCAGACCTGCCCTCCTCGGTCAGGTAGATCACTTGCCCGTCCTTTAGCGCCGACACATTGAGCGCCCGCAGGTCAGCAATGCTATCTACCACCACCACGCCGCGAGCCACCATCGCCGCGCCCTTGGCAGGGTTGGCAAGGTCTTGGCGCAGCACGTCATCCCCGAGCAGCACGAGATTGGCTGAATCGGTCGCCCAAGTGCCGGTCAACGTGAGCGGAAGCGCTGCCGATGCGTTCGGGCGGTACAGGCCGGGGGATGTGCCGGTAGTTGCAGCATTGACCGCCACGTATTCATTCCGCTCAGACAGCACGACGCTTGCCGCATAGTTACCCTTGCTGACATAGCCGGACGACACCAGAAACGCCTGGAATCGGCTTTCCTTGTCAGCCTGACTCAGTGTGAAGGCGTTCTCACGTCCAGTCTGCGACGTGTCGAAAGTGTTCTGCATGCCGGCCCAGGTGTCACGCGATACGCCAAGGCGGTCTGTGAAAGTTGGCAGCGCAGAATTCATGCCATCGTCAAGGTTGCTGGCGTTGTCCAAAAGGTCGCGCGGGTCAGTGGAGCCGAGCGCGTTACGGGTGTTGTATGTATTGGTCATGGCGTCGGCCACTCCTGATTGATTGCCAAGTCGAAAATTTCAGGCATGGCGGAATATTCCCACTCAGGCCAGTGATGGTTCATTGCAAAGTCAAAGATACTGCGCCATTCGAGGTTGTACCACCACTCGGGCGCTTCCAGCCACTCTGGAGGAATCACAGGCCTTTCAAACACCTCTAGCTGCGCCGTGAATTTTACATGCCCAACGCCGATAGGGTCAGGCCCGGAATACATGCCGGTGAATCGCGTCCGTCGCTCAGCCAATGTGCCAGAGTAATAGGACTGCATCTCAAACCAGTCAGTCCCGTTTGCGATTTCGTTCGCGTGCCAGGTAATGAATAGCTCAGCTTTTTCGTTTGGGACATGCCATTCAGCCTCAAACAACAGCGTCGGCGCATTAGTCCACTGCCGTTGTCGCGCAAGCCCTTTCAGCCTATCCGTGCGCATGACCGCTTCACCGGTCTGATTTGACCGGGTGAACTTTAGCGGCAGTGGTAGGTAATCAGGATAGAGCGGGAGCGTCATTGTCGTCATCCGCGTATAGGTCGTCGCGGTATTCTACCGCACTGAGCTTGCAATTACCCTCAGAATCGGGGCTTACCTCGATAACCATGGCGGCATATTCCAATCTGTTAGCTGCGCCGAAGTGCAGCGCGCAAGGCTCAATCTCGAAAGACGTATCAGGCGTGAAGTCGTCAGCCAAACCCGGTAGGCGCATGGTGTAATCGTCGATACGAACCGGCGTGAATAGCGCAGTGGCCGTGCCGTCATGGCGGCGCACCCTGGCGCGCGGTGCATCAACGCCCGCCCAGTCGATAGGCTCGCTGACTTCGACCACGTCGCCCGATACTGCGACAATCATGGCTGACTGGCTGTAACCCACGGCGTCGTCAACCAACGCCACCCTGTCGAGGTATTCGCAGCCTAGCGCGTCCATCTCGGTCTCCGTGCTGTACTCCCATCGCTGCAGTCGGTGCTTGCGTAGTTGTCTCATGCCGATGCGCCAAGCTCGGGTGCGATTGGTCACGCCGTCAAGCTGGATTTTTTCGACCTTCACCGGGTTAGCTACATCAAGGCGGCATTTAACCGTGTCAACCGCCCATGTTATTTCGTTCATAAACTCAACGTCCACGCCGTCATAGTCGTCAGGCGATACCCCTGAAAACTTGCTTTCAAGCTGGCGCGTCATC